GAACCAACTAGACTGCTTCTTTCGCTAAAGGCTTGGGGTGCTTCTTCCAAGGCTGACGCAAAGGCAAAAGCCAAGTCAATTTCCGCAAGGAATAAGGCAAAGGCAAAATGAGAGCAATATCAGTTGGAGTTAGTCCCACAGCGGCAGTAGACACAACAGTCTATACCTGTCCTACGGGCTATTACGCCAAATTCACTGTAATGTATATACACAATACAGGCGGGTCTACCAAACATATAACTGTTCAATGGTATGACGCAAGCCTTGCTACGACTATTGATATATTGACTCAATACAACTTTACATCAAAGAACTATTTGCAGTTTGATGGCAATGCTTACATTGTCTTAGAAGAAGGCGATCAACTCAAAATAACTACTGAGTCTGGAAGCACATTCAGTTTTATAGCAACATTTGAACAAGTGGGGTTGACTAGAGCATGACCTATTTAGAACTGATTAACGATGTATTGGTTCGATTGCGTGAACCAACTGTATCTACCAACCTAGAGACTATCTATTCAACCCTGATTGGCAAGTTTGTCAATGATGCAAAGCGTCAAGTAGAAGATGCTTTTGCTTGGAATGTGCTTGGTACAACAGTTACCTTGTCTACCACTTCAGGCACATATTCCTATGCGCTAACTGGTGCTGGTCAGAAGTTCCAAGTTCAAGATGTGATAAACGCAACAAGCAATGTTGGTATGAAGAATATCGACTTTGCTAGTATGAATCGGTATCAGAACTTCTCAACCCCTATAAATGGTATTCCATCGAATTACGCTTTTGATGGTGTAGATAGTAATGGCGATACAAAAGTAACTCTCTATCCCCGTCCTGATGGCGTGTATAGCATCCCATTCTCTTTAACAGTCCCACAAGCCACTTTGTCTGCTGATGCTACTGTGGTCAAAGTACCTGATTTTTTAGTGGCTCAAAACGCCTATGCTCGTGCTTTGGTTGAGCGTGGTGAGGATGGTGGATTGTCTTCATCTGAGGCGTATGCGCTATACAAGTCAATGTTGTCTGACTACATAGCCTTGGAAGGCACTCGTTATCCTGAGAATCAAGGATTTGTAGCGATATGAGCCAAGCAATACAAACCTCTAGCATCTCAGCCCCAGGCTTTTACGGGTTAAACACCCAAGACTCGCCTTTGGACTTGAATCAAGGGTTTGCTCTTGTTGCCACCAATTGTGTGATTGACCAATACGGACGCATTGGCTCACGCAAAGGTTGGTCAAGGGTTAACTCCTCATCTGGTGCTTTGGGTGCAAATGATGTTGGCGTAATACATGAGTTAGTTCAGGCTGATGGCACTTTGACTGTGCTGTTTTCTGGAAATAACAAGTTGTTTAAGTTGGATGGGTCGAACGCTGTTTCAGAATTGACCTATGGGGGAGGGGGTACAGCCCCTACCATCACAGCAAACAATTGGCACTGCACATCATTAAACGCAATAACCTACTTCTTCCAAGCAGGGCATGATCCTTTAATCTTTGACCCTGCTGTAAGTGCAACCACTTATAGACGTATTTCTGAGAAGACAGGATATGTTGCTACTGTTCCTAATGGAAACATCGCTATATCGGCTTATGGTCGTTTGTGGGTAGCAGGTGTGCCAACACAAAACAATACTGTTTACTTCTCTGACTTGTTGGCTGGTCATGTTTGGTCTACGGGAACTGCTGGTTCTTTGAATGTAGACAGGGTATGGCCTAACGGGGCAGATGAGATCACAGGATTAGCGGCTCACAACGGCTTTCTAATCATCTTTGGTAAGCGTCAAATCTTGGTGTATGCCAATGCAACTACGCCTGCAACTATGAGTCTGAGTGACACAGTTGGTGGCATTGGTTGTATAGCAAGGGATACGATTGCATCTACTGGTAAGGACATTCTTTTCTTGTCTAACTCTGGTATTCGCTCGTTTGCTAGAACGATTATTGAGAAGTCAGCCCCATTGGGAGACTTGTCTAAGAATGTACGCAATGATCTGTTGTCTACGATTGCTGGTGAGACTCTAGCCAATCTAAAGGCTGTTTACTCAGAAAGAGATGCCTTCTACCTGATAACTTTCCCATTGGTTAAGCAGGTGTTTTGCTTTGACACAAGATTGCAGTTGCAAGATAACTCATTCAGAGTAACGACTTGGGATTCTATTGAGCCAACTGCTTTGCTTTCCCGTAGGAATGGTGACTTGCTGATTGGCAAGAATGGATATATTGGTAAGTATGGTACTTATCTAGACCATACAAGCAGTTATCGTTTCTTGTACTACACAAACCATGCTGATCTAGGCGATCAAGCGGTAACTTCTATCCTGAAAAGACTGTCTATTGTTGCTATTGGTGGCTCAAACCAGTTTGTAACAATGAAGTGGGGATTTGACTTCTCTACTAACTACTTAGCCGCAAGTACCTTTATTCCGACACAGGGAACGTCAGAGTATGGGGTTGCACAGTACAACAATCCAAACAATCAGGTTGTAACGATAACCAATGCAAGCCCTGCGGTTGTTACATCTGTTGATGGCTCTGAGTTTGTGTTGAACAATCCAATAACTTTGACAACTACTGGAACTTTGCCATCGGGTTTAAGTACAGGAACAACCTATTACTGCGTTAACGTCTCTACAACTACTTGTAATCTGTCTTTGACCTCTGGTGGTGCGGCAATCAACACAACAACAGCGGGAAGTGGTACGCATACAGCAGTCCATGCACAACCTTCTGTTACTAACGAGTATTCAGATGGTGTTTCGTTGCAGAACTTACAAGTCAATGCAAGTGGTTCTGGCAAGGTTGTCCAAACTGGTTATGAGACTAATATTTCAGGAAATGAACTATCTATTCAGAAGATTGAAATTCAATCTAAACGTGGCAGATTAAGTTAAGGGGGAAGAAATGACAAATTATGTGAAATCAACAAATTTTGCTACCAAAGACAATCTTGCGTCTGGTGATCCATTAAAGATTGTTAAGGGTACAGAGATAAATACAGAGTTTGACAACATTGCTGTTGCTGTTGCGACTAAGGCAGAGTTGGCATCGCCTACCTTTACTGGTACTGTAACCATACCAACTGTTGCTATTAGCGCAGGAACGATTACTGGTATTACTGATTTGGCTGTTGCTGATGGAGGTACTGGTGCATCTACTGCGGCAAATGCTCGTACCAACTTGAGTGCGGCATCTTCTGGTGCTAACTCTGACATTACCTCCATTACTGGTTTAACAACGGCTTTGACTGTTGCACAGGGTGGTACTGGTGCGGCTACCCTTACTGCAAACAATGTAGTTTTGGGTAATGGCACAAGTGCTGTGCAGTTTGTTGCGCCTGGCACTGCTGGCAATGTTTTGGTTTCTAACGGCTCAACATGGGCATCTGGTAGCGCAGGGGTTACATCTGCTGTGGCTGGTACAGGTATTGCTGTGTCTAGCGCAACAGGTGCTGTAACTATTAGTACAGCCGCCCCTAGTTTTGATGCGATAGGAAGTTATGTTAATGGTGCTATAAAGTGTACAGAGAATAATACTGTGACATTTTCTAGCGGTGGCACATTTACTGCTGGAGCAGGGAATGGACAAGTAGGATCAGCCCACAGTAATGGGACGTTTACAAATAATTTAACAGGCACATGGAGATGGATGGGTGCGCCTGGAAGCATATCTGCTGGTGGTGGTGATACTGCTTTTGCGTATTCGCTTCTTGTCAAGGTTTCTTAAGGCAAGTATTGATGATAGTTCACCACTTTTCTGATGGACTGTATGCCAAGGAAACGGCATTTACTGCTGGTCAGGCTATTTTGAAGCACACTCACAATTACAGTCATTTGTCTATTTTGGCAAAAGGTAAGGTTGCTGTGTTGCGTGGAGATGAGATTGACATTATTGATGCGCCAGCGTGTATTGAGATTAAGTCAGGTTTAACTCATGGAGTTAAGGCTATTACAGATTGTGTTTGGTTTTGTATCCATGCAACAGACGAGAAAGATGCGTCTAAAGTGGATGAAGTTTTGATAAATGGAGAATAAATATGCCAGCGTCATTTTTTAGTAATCCTGCCGTAATATCTGCGGGTATTAACCTTGCAGGTGGTTTATTAGGTGGAGAATCTGCGGCTGATGCGGCAAGAGCGTCTGCTGATGCACAAGTAAAGGCGGCTCAAATAGCGGCAGAGGAGGCTCGTTTCCGACCTGTTGGAGTAACCACACGCTTTGGTTCATCTCAATTTGACTTTGGGCCAGAGGGAAGACTCTCAGGTGCTAGTTATACCTTATCTCCTGAGTTAAAAGCCTATCAAGATCGTTTGATGGCCTTAACAGGTAGTGGATTAACACAAGCAGAACAGGCAGGACAACAATACGCTCCTTTAACTGGTGCGGCTAGTGGTTTGTTTAGCCTTGGTCAGAAATATTTGGCTCAAACTCCAGAAGAAGTTGCTCAACAGTACATGACAAGACAGCAAGATTTGCTTGCTCCTAGTCGTGAGAGACAGATGTCTCAGTTGCAAAACCAACTGTTCCAACAAGGTCGTGGTGGTTTGTCAGTAGGTGCTACTGGTGCTAGACCTAGTGGAGCGGCAGGATTAGGTGCTACAACCCCTGAGATGGAAGCCTACTACAACGCATTGGCACAACAAGATGCACAGTTGGCGACTCAAGCACAAGAGGCTGGTCAGCGACAAGTTGCCTTTGGTGCAGGATTGTTTGGTACAGGTGCTGACATACTTAACCAATATCAAACTGGTCAAGTTGGCGCATTAGACCCATTCAAGGCGTACTTGGGAACAAGTAGTGATATTGAGAAACTAGGACAACAGCCATTGACTATTGGTTCTGAACTAGGTGGTAGAGCATCAACTGCTGGCGCAAGGGCAGGTGAGTTTATTACGCAAGGCGCACGAGATGCGTCTGGCTTTAACTATCGAGCCAATTCATACAATCCATTCTCTGATGCTTTGATTGGTGCAGGTACAAATAAAGACCTTATGAGGTTGTTTGGTGGTGGTGGCAGTCCATATTCGTATTCAACGAACCCTTCGGACTATGGAAGTTATGGAAGTGCGTCAGGCTATTCAGACCCTTTTGGGTCTGTTGCACCCTTTTAAGGAATAAACAAATGGCACAAGATTCAATAGTAGGTGGTTTGTTTGGTATGAATCCTGAGATATACCAACAACAACAAAATCAACAAGCATTAGCACAAGCGGCTGAGTTGGCACAACTTGATCCTATGGCAAGGGCTAGAACTGGCATCATGTATGGTGCTAATCGTTTGGTAGGTGCTTTGGGTGGTCAAGACCCACAGTTACAGAAGATTTCTGCTATCCAATCACTTGGACAACAGTTTGATGTAACTACACCTGAAGGATTGATGCAAGCGGCTGGTGCAATAAGAACTCAGTATCCTGATGTTGCTTTTGGTTTATCACAAAAAGCGCAAGAACTTGGACTTTCACGGGCTAAAACACAAAAAGAAACCTTTTCATTAAGCCAAGAAACAAAACTCCGTGATGAGTTATCAAGACTTCCACCTGACGCTACACAAGAGCAAATTCTTGGCGTTGTTACAAGATTTGGTAGTCCTGATCGAGTATTGGCGGCATTACAAGCATCTTCTGATCGTGCGGCACAGCGTGAAAGCGCCTTGCAATTGGCAAGAGAGCGCATTGATTCACAGATTCAAATTGCTAAAGATCGTGGTGCTACTGCTAAAGACATTGCACAAATGCAATTGGAAGGCCGTCAACAAATAGCGACTATTGCACAAGGTATACAACAACAATCATTAAATATTCGCCAAGAAGCGGCTGATGAAAAGAAGAGAGCGGCTGAGCAACAAAAACTAGGCGTTGTTTCATCATTTGATAGTGCTATTGATACTTTAGACACTATTGCAAAACACCCTGGCAAGAAAGCGGCTGTTGGGTTTGGTGGCGCACAACTATCAATGATCCCAGGCACAGATGCGGCAGGTTTTGCGGCTCAACTAGAAACATTCAAGGCTCAAACATTCTTGCCACAAGTTCAGGCTCTTAAAGGAATGGGTGCTTTGTCTGATGCTGAAGGTAAGAAACTTACTGCGGCAGTTGGTGCTTTGTCTCAATCTATGAAGCAATCTGAGTTTGATGCACAAGTAACAAAGATTAAAGGCGATTTAGAGGCGGCTCGTTCAAGGGCTAATTCATCTTTAAAGAACGCTCCAAGTGCGCCAGCATCTACAACACCCGTAGCAACAAAGCGTTTTAACCCACAAACAGGTCAACTTGAGGAGATCAAATAATGCCACAGTACATTCAAGTTGGTAATGATGTTATTGAGTTTCCTGATGAAATGTCATCTGCACAAATTACTGCCGTTTTAAGTGGCGGTAAACCTGCGACTCCTGCTGTTGCACCGCCTTCAAGTGGTTTACTAATGGGTATGAAAGACCCAATTAGCGGTGGGGCACAACTGTTACCAAAAGGACTTGAATTTATTACTTCTGCGGGTGGTTATGCCCCTAATCCTGTAAGCAAATTCTTTGGTTCTGAGGCTGAAAAAGTTAGTCAAATGGTATCTGCTGAAGAGCAAGCATATCAAAAGCAAAGAGCGGCTCAAGGTGGTACTGGCATAGATATAGGCCGTATTGCAGGAAATATTGTTAGTCCTGCCAACATTGTTGGTGGAATCCGTGCGG